TTCAATATCTAATCTATATGCTGCTGAAGGAGTCGCAGTAGCAATTCCCACACTCGTTCCATTGTCAAAAATCTGCGAATTTCCAATAGCCGAACTGCTCGTAAACTTCGTTACATAGTTGGTAGTACCCGAACCTGTAATTCCGTTAGTATCATTTACCCACGCAGTACCATTGTAGCTTAATACCTGACCCGCAGTAGGACTTGTGATAGTTACATCGCTAAGGTCATTCAATGCAATATTTGCCTCTAAAAGAGTCGAGAGAGAGCTTATAGTAGCTTTATAGGAATAACCCGTAGAAGGATCACCTACGAGCATTAAATCGGTAAGACTTGGAGTCCTCGTATTTAGTTCTGATATTTTCTTATTTGCCATATATGTAAATAGATTAGCTTGGGAAAGTGTACGATGAAGGCACGACACAACGATTAGCAAGGAACGGAAGCTCTAACGTAATATCCGCTCTAACACCTGCTAACAAGTCTGGAGTATCCTCTATAAAGAATGTTAAGTTTGTAGTAGTAGTGATGTCGAAATCAAAATTAGGATGACCTAACTGAGCAACAATATCCTGAGCAACCTCTAACATATCGGATAAAACCTCAGTCTCGTTAGTCTCTTCAGGTAACATCCTATCAAAAAAATACAGGCTAAAGTTGAGGCTAAGAGTATTAACACTGATATCCGCACCTGTTAAATCATAGTACATTGAAGGATACACGTTCTCAGTTCCTCGACTTAGGAAGTCGGGTAGGTCTCCGAAATAGTAACTTTTTATCTGCTTGTGATTGCTCGCAAGGTCTCCGATTGTTTTCACTATTTGGTTGAGAGTTGGCATCTAAATATGTTTTGAGTTTCTTTTGATTTCTTAGCGAATAGGTTTTATTTGCCACAGCATCTATTTAGGTTACCTTGATATTTTTCTTCAAACGTCAATCCTTTGCAGCAGTCATCATCTCCGAGCCAAATTGAAGTAGTGTAAGCCTCATTATCAGGAATGATAGTATCGACACCTTGTCCCGGATTGTTATATTGCGGAAACAAGTTTTGTCCGCTTACTTCCATTAAATACTTTACCAGACGTTGCTTGTAGAACTCAGCACGAGATTTGTATCTATCGGCTACGTCAATCATCTCGGCAGCACTTGGATTCTCTTGACCTTCGCCACTTTTACGGATCATTCCCTTATTGTAAAACTGATAACTCAATCCCATAGGAAGCTCACTCATTACATAATAAACCAGAGTAGGAGTTATGTATTTATCTAATAGCGAAGTCTCGTTACCTGTTAGGTTATTGTTTTCAATCCCATCCTGCAACCTTTCGTACAAAGCCGTTCCTAAGGCAGGAAGGATATACATATCTTGCGAAGTCAATATTTCAGGATTCACTAACTTTTCATCCACGTTATTATGAAGTCCCGTTCTGTCCTTGATAGTATCAACTGATATAAAAAGTATGTTTCTGCTCATTTCTATTTGTTTTTACGCACCACGATTTTACTTACCCATTCGTGCCGACAACTCGGAGAATGCACTCCGTTCGGCATAGTCCACCATCCACCAGCTCTATCAAAGACAGAATATCCGAGACGTGCAGAAAGTTGCTCAATATCGGCACGAGTATAGAGACGATTCAAAGACATCAACTTAGCACAGAAAGGACGAGAAGGATGAGCATTCGTATTGCGTTCGTTAGAAGGTACGATGCTCTTCCATTCATAAGAATAGCGAACTAAAAACGTAGTCCGTACCGGCTTATCAATGATCTCGGTAAGAGGCTTAGTCAGTTTCGGGATACCTGTCTTTACATCGACTTTTAACACCTCAGATTCCTGAAGGATGTTTATTCGTTCCTGAACTACTGCCAAATCCTCTTTAAGAGCCTTCGCTATATCTTCAGCCAAGATACCTTTATTCTTAGCTATTGTATTTAGAATCTTTTTATCTAACGGATTGTCGATTACCTCCGCAAAGAACTGCGATTCGTTCTCTTCAATTTTATCTGAGCCAAACACAGAACGAGAAGCGAATACAGAATAATCATCAGCACTTTGTCCATACTCATTGAATACTTGAATAATTGCATCTAAATCATCGGAGAACTCATCCGATCCTAACCAAGTGGCTAACTCTTCCTCTCCGAGTCCGTAGGCACTCTTTAACATCTGAGCAGCCTGCTCACGAGTAATCTTTCCTTTATTAAACTCACGAATGATACGTTGGAAGTTCTGCCACTCTCTACCTTTCATTCCCTTCAAATGCTCATTAATCATAGCCTGAGTAGGCTCTGGAATAACCTGCTGACCTTCAGGAGCTGCATTCAATGGAGGCAATCCCATCTTAGCACGAATCTCATCCTGAGTCATATTAGCAGCAATAGTAGCCTCGCTAAACTCGTAACCAATAGGCTCAATCGGTACTATCGAAATCTCCGAAGTAGCACCCCTAAGAGTAGCCAACTGATTAAAGACAGACTCTAAAAACTGCTGCTTATCATTTGCGTAAGTGTTCTTAAAAATCTCGTAGCCATCACGCATCTCCGTACGAGTACCGAGGGAACCCGGTGTCGAAATACCGAACAGAGACGGAGTAGTGATCTGATGTCCTGCAAAGATATTCTGTTGAATCATCTCATCAACTTGACCGAAATCCTCCTTAGTCAAATCACTTGCTCCTAAATCTTCTACGATAGGCTTCTTAGCTGAATCTTGAACGAAGGAAAGAATAAATTTCTTACCATCCGAACCGCTAAACCTGTCGCTAAATCTCCGTTCGATATTCCGCTTTTCGTCAGGACTCGGCTCTCCATTAGGTAATGTAATCAACTTAGATGCAGAGAAGCCTGTCTGTGCGTTTCCTAAAACGTGCTTACTAACCTCGATGTCGCTCTCGATATAATTCAAGGCTCCCATATATCCCGGCAAAGCATAGGTATCCAATCCGGGACGATATTCCTTCACATACAAAATCTGCTTTCCTGTACGTTGCTGAGTATTAAAAGCAGGAATAACTTTAGGCTCTTCTTTCCTATCAGTCCAATCATTCTTATACCAAAACTGCGTATTGTCTTTATTAGAACGAATCTTAGTATAGTCGATATGACAAACAGAGTTCAACACCTCACCGACCTTGCTCCAAATAACCTCTAAATAAGCACCACCGAATACCTCGATGTCGATGCTTACCTTACGAGTCAAGTCAGCCAAATTCTCGTAAGGATTCGGAGCTTTAATGAATAAGTCTGCCTGAGCATCCCCATTATCGGACTGCCAGCCGTTACCGATAATGTAGTTTACTTTACCTCGCACGATAGCATTATGCTTCGCACTCTTATTGTAAAGTCCGAGTAGATACTGAGGATAATCGTTCTTGTCCCCAAACTCAATGTATCCCTGTCCTCGTTTCTCTCGGTACTCAGGCTGCTTCGCCTCAGCGAAACTTAATATCACAATGTTGTCTATCATCGTACTATGAATGTATTGTTAGTCTGATATTCTGTAAAGCTAAACTGAGTAGCTTCATTCAAATCCATTATTCCACTTTCCAAAAGTCCTGTCGCTAACGCAGGATCAGTATTCGTGGTACTCGTCTGCTCGTAGATATAGTATTCCCATTCGCCACTATCCTTGCCTGTAAAGAAAGTATTTACCACGATAGAGAACTGATTATACCTATCCTTGTGAGCCGACAAATCAGTAGCATTCAACCGCACAAATTTGACTTCCTCATTGGTAGTCCTATTCTTAAACCTGAACAAATAATTAGGCGAAGCCAATGTCTGCTTCTCCTTCAAAGTCAGGTAAATATCCTGAGTTTGTCCCTTAGTCAAGTGAATCATACCTATAAATAGAAAAAATCTGTTTTTTTACCAAAAGAAAAAACCGCCTCCAAAAGGAGACGGCTTCTCTACCTACCTATAACGAGCCACGAAAGCTTAGGAAACCAGACCTGCAATGATGCCACTATTAACCTCAGGAGCAAGTTCTTTCTCGCCACCTGTGAAGGTCAAAGTATAACCATTACGATCTCCTTGAGCAGTACCACTTGCAGCAGTACCTCCGGTGATGTCCAAACCTTGATAGCGACCCAAGAGCCAATACTTATCGTTGGCATCTTGAACTACGCACATCAAAGTATTTTTAGCCAAAAGCAGAATCTCATTCCGAGTATTCGCTTGGAGTTTGTTCAGAACGATGCTGAGTTCCTGAGCATAGAATACAGTTCCATTCTCTACGGAAGCAGTAATTGTCTCAGTCAAAGCACCTGTGTTCTTTACCAACTCATATTTATAGAATACTTTTCCCGCTGATTTAGTAATCGCAGAGACAATACCAGAAGCCTCGGTTACAGAACTCACGTTTGCGTGAGCAATCAACCATACGGCTTTGATACCACCGAGCGACTCTTTACAATCGAGAGTGTATCCTTGAGTTAATGCACAAGCCATTTTCTGTTAGTTAATAAAGTTAAAAAGTGGGGAGATTTCTCTCCCCGTTTATTAGATGATGAAAGAAGCAACCTCGTCAAGGAAAGCCACATTGACTCCCATCTTGAACTCGGATACGAAGCGAACTTCGTCAGCCTCTTTTGCGTAGAACAACTCGAAACGCTCTTCTTCGTTCAGCAGGTCAGTTCCGAGGAACAGGTTGCTGAGACGCATTGCGTACAACTTAGTGATGTTGTTCAGACCCGGAGTAGCTACGACTTTAATCGGAGTACCGGGAAGAACGAACTCGCTATCAGCCTTACCATCGAAGGAGTAGTTGAACATATTAGCGTTCTTCAGAGCGATAGTGTAAGTACGGAACACATCCTGACCCATGAAGATGGTCATATCGTCTTTAGCTACAACCTGAGCAGGGATAGCTTTGTACAAAGCATCTACGATAGCTACGATGTTAGCAGAAGTGATGGAAGTAGCGGTAGAACCATAGTAGGTAGCATTGTTAGCCTCTACTGCGGAAGTGCTAATCAACTTTACCAAACCATCGAAACGGCTCAGGTTAGCATTACCAGAAGTGGTATCACCTTGCCACAGAGCAGTTTCCAATTGAGCAGCAATACGAGCAGCCTTCTTGTCTGTATAGTCAGCAGCGAAAGCAATAGAATCGTAACGGCTTCCTTCAGGAAGAGCCTTTTGCAGATACTTGCTTTCGAGAGATTTAGGACACAGACTCTCATTTACTTTGATCTTACCAACAGTTACAGTACGCTGAGTGAAAGTAGTAGTACCAGAAGCGGTAAAACCACAAGTACCACCTGCTTGGAAGATGGCATCAGTGTCCATAATGTTGATTTTCTCGGCAGATTTAACACCTACCATTACGTTACCGGCTGACTTAATAAGAGCAGCGGTTTTTGCACCAAGTACAGAACTTGTAACCAAGAGAGCTTCGTTCTCTTTGGTATAGTTTGAAAGTGCGGATACGTCAAAAGCCATTGTTATTTGTTTTTAGATTTTAAGATTTAATTACGAGCATATTTATTCAGAAAGGCTTCTACACGAGCATCACGGCTCATAGTTACCTTATTGAAAGTTTGTTTCGGTGCAGTAGGCTCAGCAGAAGGAGTATTAATCAATCCGATAACTACATCGGAAAGTTCTTTGATAGCTTGAGCGAATTTACCTTCTACTTCAGCCATTTTCTCCTCTTGCTTTTTCTTGTAGTTAGCCATCTTTTCGATTTCAGCCTGCATCTCTTCAATTTTCTTTTTCAGTTCTTCTTCGGCAGGAGCAGGAACCTCTTCGACTTGTGGCTCTTTGATTTCTACGATGTTGGAGTTTTCATCAAGAACGATAACCATTCCATCAGCGAGTTCGTGTTCTCCGGCAGGAGCAGGAGCTTCATTTCCTGCATCATCTACCAATAGAACGTGACCGCCAATTTCGAGTTTGTCAATCTTAACTTTAGCTCCACTTTTCAACACATATTCTTTGTGTTCTACTTCAGCAGGTTCGATAGTTACCTCAACTTCCTGTGCTTGAACAGGCTGAGGCACTTCAGCGAACATCTGCTTAATTTGCAGTAATGCTTCAAGTGGGGTCATAAAATGATTTTAACCATAAATAGAACGTGGATAAATAAGTGACCAAATAGAAAAGGGAAGCATAGAAATGCTCCCCTTCCGTTAACCAAAAACTAAAACACTATGAGACTACAAAGATACCTGTTTCAATATCTCAATAATGTCGGACATCATCTTTTGTGGATTACTTATTCCGTAGGACTTGTAGTTGAAGATACCTTCAACCGAGAATCCTTTAACCTTGCCTTCCTTTACCATTTCCCAGACATCGTCATTCTCTACCTTGAAAGAACCAAACCACGAGCCATCCCGAACATCCTCGTAGCCTTTCATCGGCTTGATACCTCGCTTTTCATCCACTATCCACGACTCGAACATAGTAACTCCATCGACTACTTGTCCGTTATCGTGCATCAGATTGACGTTCGATTGGTAGCCTTTCTTAAAGTATTTCTGTGCGATTTTCTTAATCGTGTCTGCCGTAAATACTACATAATACTCTCCGCTTGAATCGTACCGATAAATAGGAGTGTCGGCTAACATCAGCGGTCCAGATATTATCCTTTCCTCCTCATCTTGAATCTCGAAGCTCATTTTCTCGGATTGGCGAATCTTAGACTCTGCCCACGATAAAGCCGAAGCACCTCCCCACGCATCGTACATCAGTTGTCCGCATCCGTCTCCGTAACCTTTGGATTTCTCTGCGTTCTCTTTATGCCGACTCAAGAAAGAATACATCCGCTTAATAGTCTCTAAGCTAACAGGCTCTCCGTTGGCTAATTGATTAGCACGAATCTTGCCGACAGGAGTTCCGCAGCTTCCCCATCCGTTTTCTTCTGCCCACTTTATAGCTGCCTTTGCGTTGTTCTTTACCGCATCTGGATAATCATCGTAAGAGTCAGCGAAAGCCAAGAAACTTCGCTCAATCGCAGGTCTATCTACGAGAGCCACGAAATCGACTTCAATGTTCGATTCCTCATCTTCCATTATTTCAAGTCTGTATATTGGTAATTCTTTTTCCATACTATTAAATAGATTTTTAGTTTAATCTTGCAGCTCTGTTGATTCTGCGGATTCTTTCCTGTGAGTTAGTAATGTCGGATTCTACAACATAGGCTCTACTCGTAGCCGATCCGAGTCTGTTAATTGTGCCTTGATCCAATTGCGTTAATGCCGCTTCAGGACTTGCCGGAGCAATAGGAGCAGAACCGCCACCTGAAACAGATGGAGCAGAAACGGATGGAGAAGAACCTCCACCACCTTTAACTGTCTTTAGAATGTTGCGAGCCTTCGCTATGATATTTACAACCGCCAAAGCCTGTTGAGCATAGAATATTGGAAATGCAAATGCAGCACCGGGACCAGTTCCGGCAGCACTTTGTTGAGCAATAGATAAACCACGAGCAAAACCTGTTGCCGAGTTTATTGCTATTTCACTAAGAGCAAATGCCTTGCTTGCGGCAGTACCTTGTCCAAACAAACCACCTAATGCTCCGAGTCCTTGTCCGATAGTATCGTATAGTTCAAGTTCAGCGGTTCTTCTTGCTTCCCTAATCTTAGCCTCGTCTTCTGCTTGTTTTTTCTTTAATTCAGTTTCAGCCTGAACATATTTATTTTTGATATTCAGTAAACCTTGCTGATATACTTCCTCGGAAAAATAATTCTCTGCTCTTTTGTTAGCTAATTCAGCCTCTTCCTGTTCTTGCTGAGATTGTAGTTCTGCTCGTTTGCGTTCAAACTCATTCTGTATTCCGGCTATGCGGATTTGATTTTCAAGATTAATTCTTTCGGTAAGTCTTTCCTGAGCCTCTTTTGCATCAGCAGCCTCTTGCTCTTTTCGTTTATTTGCTGCCTCCGTTTCGATTTGATTCTTTTCAAGACGAAACTGCTCGTCAAGTTGTGCCAATAGCTTAGCCTTAGTTTCAGCCGTAGCCTTAGACTGCTGAATCTCTAATTGATCTTTTTCTTTTTGTTGGCTAAGTCGTACTAATGCTCTTTGAGTTTCATCTTTTATTGAGTTGGCAAAGTTCTCATTTTCTAAATCTCTAAGCCTTTGCGTTAATTCTTTTTCAGCTTGTAACCTTTCCTCTGCTTCTTGTTCTGCTTCCTGCTTTGCTTTTTCTCTACGTTGCTTTGCCTCTTGACTTGCTTTGTCCGAAGATTCTTTAGCTTTTTGTCTGCGTTCTTCACTTATGCGAACTTGATTATCTAACGATTCACTCTGGCTCTTAAAATCAATATCCCTAATTTGTTCGTTAGCTTTTTCTAAGTTCTTGCGTTGCTCGTTGTAGTATTTAATATCTTCTTCTGAGCCTCTTAATCTTCCGTCTTTTGTTGCCTCTAATCTTTGATTTCTAAATTTCTGAAGTTCTGCACTTATTGTTTTTGCATTATTTACCGCAGCCTCTCTGTCTTTTTTATTGAAATCTTGATTAATATTAAATAATTCATCAGCACTCGCACCTGCAATTTGTGCTCTCTTTAATGCTATCTCTCTGGCTTGTCCGAGGCTTTTCTGTTGCTGAGCAAATAACCTTTCTTGTTGCTCAAGTGCAGCATTCAAACGATCCTGAGCAGCCTTTGACGTATTCGTTGAAGCAGTCCAATCCTGAATCTTACCTATCAAAGCAGTAACACCAACTAAAAGCAAACCGATACCTGTCGCAGCAATTGCTCCTTTCAATACTCGGAAAGCTACCGAGGTCTGAACAGTTGCTACACCGAAAAGCCTCTGTAAAGCAATGGCAGCCGTTGTTGCTATGTTGTTAGCCTTCTGGAATATAGTTGTCGATTGAATAACCGCACCTAAATTCTTGAAGCTATCTCTCGCCTCTAATACAGAGTTGATACCCTGCGACAGAGCCATAGCGGATTGAACTTTGAGTAATGTTTTCTGAACATCCTCAGACTCAACTCCGACTAAACCTAAAGCACCTTGAACGGCACTAAATCCACCGACTACTCCTTGCAAAGCAGAAGCGAATGCTTGGAACTTTCGGTCAGGATTGAAAGCATCTGTTAAGGCTTTAGCATCCCCAATCCTATCTCTTAGGTCAGCGGCTTTTTTTGCAGCACTTACGGCTTGTTCGGATGTCGCACCAAACTTATCGGATAGTGCTTGTACCTCTGCTTGAGCTTCTTTTAATTGCTTCCTGAGAGAGCCTACGGCTTCACCTGCATTACTTTTGATTACTATATCTACACCTGCGGTTTGCTGTGCCATTATGCGTATGTTAATTCGATTACTTTAAGAAATTCGCACTTCGTAGTTTCGTTAGTCATAGGATTGTAATCTTGAACCTTGTTCAGTCTCCACAATGCTCCATCTATCCAAATCAACTTAGCAAAGTCAAGCGAATAGATATCGGCATCAGTCAAGTGAACAAAACAGGAAAGTAGCTTAGAATCTTTATCTGTGATTTCAGCAATGTAGTCACTCCAGAATGCGTTGAACAAATTAGCCGAAGGATACTGAGTAACTAACGTGAAATAAGTTTCTTTCGGTGCTCCAAAGTTGATATCGGCAGTAGGTACATCAGGGTCATCCAAATGTCCGGCATATCCGTAAGAAGTTAAACTGCTTCCGATATTACCACCTCCGACTTGTTTGATATGCCAAGATGATACACCTGTAATCTTTCTAACTTGAAGAATACGGATAACACTATCTATCGGGTCCTCGCTTTCGGTATGCTGAGTATTTGTTATCTTGTATATTGAACTCACGACCTTATCTTGTCCTGTATATCCAACCAAAGGAGTAGAGGCAAAGATTATCTCAGCCGTTTGTTTATCTTGAGCAAACTCATAGCCTGTATCTTCAATATAGTCTGCGTAGCCTTGTGCATATTTCTTAGAGTAGTTTTCGTTGTAGAAATCTGCATCAGTCTTATACTTGTATTCAAAGTATCTTCCGTTTAGTTCGCTCATCGGCTTAATACGGAAAGGCTTTGACCTGTCTATTTTTTTATTCCAATCAAGATAATCAGCATTGGCATCGTCAAGCAGTAACAGAAAATTATCGTCAATCTTTAATTCTTCCTCAAGGTCATTTACCTGTAAGAAATGTGCCGTACCTGAATAATAGTCAATGTAAGGAGTAATGATTAGATGCTTTGTCTTATCTGTGCTTTCGGTTACATAAAGATTAAACATCTTCACAATAGAAGCAAAAAAGTCTTTTTGGAATACTCCTTTAGGAATACTTGTGTAGTTTACGGGAATAGTATCCCCATAGTTAAAATCAACCGCAACAGGCTGAGGCGGTGCGACTCGTAAAACAAAACTACCTGCACCGATACTGATAGCAAAATCTGATGCCGTTGTCTGAGTAAATTGAACACTCAATGTATCGTTCGTAGCAAGGCTAATCAAAAACGAAGTATCGATGTTAAATACTTGCGGAGTCGCTGATGTCTGAGATTCCCAAGTGATATTCGTAACCGCACTTCCGTTTTTCAATATCTGCAAAACAAACGGAGTAGATGAGTTCTTAAACCAAGTACCTGTTACGTTTAGAGATATAGTTCCGTTAAATCCGGCTCCTGTGTAGGTAAAGATTGTATTTGCTCCGTTTACTGTATATCCTTGACGAATAGTCTGGATAGCAAAAGAAACGAGCTTACTCGTTCCGTCTGCTTCGGTAAAAGAATATCCTGTTGTATTTACGTCTAAGTTGTACGGCTTTAACTGACTGAAAGACCTTTGATTATTTGGAATGATTAACCGCTTGAATATCGCACTATCAAAGAAAGAACTCTCCCACGTATATCCTGAACCTTCAATAATTTTCTTCATATACTCACGCACGAAGAGAGCAGGTCTAAATGCGGTTACATCGTAATCATTCTTATCTGTACTTTCCTGTCCGTAGTCAATCAATGGATAATAATATCCCATTCCAGATGCCGTAGTTCCCGATGCTTGTTCCCAACTATTTACAATGTTATCTCTATTCCAAACGTGGTCATAAGCCGAGAAATCAAGTTCTTCGAGTTTCTTAATACCTAAAGCTGACACAAATCCTCCAAGCTCTCCGAATACTGCACACTCATACTCGATACTTCCGTTATCGATTACTATTTCTAACAAACGGATAACACCTTTGAATAATTGAATCTTATCTACATAGACAAGACAAGCAGCAGACTTGGCTGGGTTGAAGTTGTAACCCACGTTATCTGAGGCAGAGTTATAGAAGTTTGCTGATCCAAACTCAAAGACGTGTCCGAATAGTTTGTTATTAGTTGCATTGCCGGGAATTAAGATTGTCTTTGAGAAATTAGTATTGCGAGCAGAAAAGTCCTTAACATCGTCAATGTTATATGTAAATTCTGCCGAGATGTCTTTATACAAATCGAGCCTTTGATCTTCTATGTAGATTTCTGTTCTCATCGGAACTGACTATATGTTTTTGTGCCAAATTCAACGTCTAACGTGATATTGTATGTTTTATCGGCAAACCGCTTTTTCTCTTGCCAACTATTTGTATTTACCTTGACAGGAATAAAGTAACCACTATCCTCAAAGTAAACTTCAGGACTTGCAATTAATTCTTTTACCCAATTATATTCTGTCAGGCTTAGCCAATCAGAAGTTAATGTGTATGTAATAGTCTGCGAAGTAGCGAAAGGCTTTGCACCTCCATAGAATACATTAGAACTATTAACTCGATTCATTGTAGTTGCACCATTCTGCCATTCGATTTCTTCGTAGCTTTTCCGTTCTATTGTTCGCTGTTCGCGATTCACGAGCGAGAAATTAAAGGTATCATATCCTCCTAGAGAATTGAGGAAGTGAATCGGAATAGCCTCATATCTCGGTTCACAAAGGATATTTACCCTAAAAGAAAACTGAGATACGTTATCTTGATATCCTTCCAATATATAGTAATCGGTAGCTGATGTAATAAATGAACTGCCTACATAGGCATTGATAGCAGCAGGACTTAATTCCAATAAAGCAAAATCAAGTATTGTTTCTGTGCCTCCTGATGAGTTAGTAGTAGCTGAACCTGAGTTATACCGAGTAACTTCAAATTTCCAATCTCTTGTATTATCCTCGTCCCCATTAAGTAAACCCACAAAGCACCTTCCTCCTGTTCTGCGAGTAATTATATTGTTAATATCTCTACGAGTTAATATGTTAGCGGTATAGTCATCGTACCAAGTTCCGTTAAATGCACCGATCCCATCCAAGATATTAGGATAGTAATTGTATGCGTTATAGCTTCCGTTGGCTAAGTTAGTATAGAGAGTGCCGTTATATTCCTCTCCAAATCGAACTGTATAGGCTACTCGAATGCCTGAAGATATTGAACTGAATAAGGTCGTAGTTGTATTAGGAGTAAAGTATTTAGTAAGGTAATTCCTTACAATTGTCGCTGCATTGAAAATACCTTTAGCCGTTACAGGCTCAGGGAATGATTTGATTCTTGCGACTATATCCGCACCGATGTAAATATCGAACACATATTTGAAGCTCGTTTGAGCCGTATTCGTTGAGCTTACGACAAACCATAAGTCCTCGTGAACGGACTGATATGATGCCGGACTGCTATTGATTGTTATTGCCATTATTCTAAACTTTTTCTAATTGTTACTGCTATCTCTTTTCCTGATACTACCGCTACCAATCGGCTGAAGTCTGGACCGAATGATGCCTCTACCGCCTTATCAAAGAATCCTGTTTTCTTCAGTCCTCTACGTTTGATATTTACCGATGTCGCATAAGCCAACGATTTCAGTCGAGTAGCTTGATCCGCCATCTTTTTAATTTTCTTTCGTTTCTTTTGTAGTCCTGATAGGTTTTGCTTTTGCGTTTCTGCTCTCGCAAAAGAGGCATTTCTTCGATACCATTTTGCGATGGCGAGTTGCATATTCATTCCCGGCTTGTCGTTCTTAAACGAATACGGAGAGTCCGCAGGTTGTCCTGACCTTACACCTTTTACTCCTTTGTTTACATAGTCATAATACTTCGCTGCCTCTGATCCTGCCGGATAACCTACCTCAATCTCGTAGCCGTCTCCTGTTTGTATTAACTCGCCTTGCGTTATGTCTGTCGATAAAGCACCTGTATCTACCTTATTGGCTTTGATTAAGTTTTCCTGTACTCTCTGAATGAAATTACCGACAGCAATTCCAATTAGTTTTTCAAGTCCACGCAAAGTTTTTACCTCACGGAAACTCTCCGCACTCTCTCCGATTGTATCGAGGAAAGCAAGAACCTCTGACTCTATTTGTTTATTTGACTTTGCCATCTTTTCATTTCGAGTCTTTCGTGTTCGCTTTTCGCTTTGAGATAAGCAAGGTCGTTAAGGAATTGTAGAGTCGGGATTTCATAAGCCTCTTCCATCGTGATTCTCTCGAACTCAGCCACCAATGCGGTCTGATATATCCATCCATAGTATCGCATAAAGTTCGATACAGAATCTCTGCCTGATACCTCGTTATCCCCTTCTCCATCATTTCCTGAGTCAAATAGTCCTGAGAAGCCTTTATCCAGTTCCGATATACGAGACAAAAAAAAACCACACTTCCAAGCACGTTATAGATAGGTGCTTCTAACATATCCTGAGAATACTCATCGTGCCGACTCGCATCGTATTTATCTACCTTCCATCCGAAGATTGTTTTCTTCATTGGTAGGACCAGACAGGCAGCGATCTTGTGCAGGTTTCCGTTCACGTCCTGAGCAAAGTGTTTGCTCTCGATATATCGAGCAGCCGGTATCTTACGAACGTCATAAATGCACTTATATCGTTTCTTTCCTACTTTGATGTACTTGGCAGGTTCAGGCTTTATTTCCTCGTGGATAAAGTTGATTGACTTCAGCAGCGGATTCAGGTCGCTAATAGGCAAGGAGTCGATTTGATGCTCGGTTAGTCCTGTGATAATGCCTACGCATTTAACCGCAAGGTCTAACTCATTCAAATCCTTTTCCTTAGTGAACAGATGTACTATCTGTTGCCATTGGAATACGTTAATGTCTTTCCAAGTCATACCCATAAATAGATTTTTCGAGAATTGTGTTCTTTGTTTGCAAACAGAGAACTACGCGAACGAATAAGAACCTGCACTTCTGTTCCGAGTATAGTGATGCCAAGCCAAGCCTAAAGCCATAACGCAGTCATCGTGGAATCCTTGTGGTGCGGAATACTTAACTCCGAAAGCGGTATATTGGTACTCAAAGACTTCAAGCTCCTGAGTGATATGTCCTTCCGGGAAAGTTATCTTCCTTTGTTGGATAGCCGAAGCAAGTCCTTCCATTAGTTGCTGCTTACTCGTACTTGTAAACTTGTAGCCTTGTACGTTTAGTCCGTCCCTTTGCAGGTCCTCGAAGATAGGATCACCGACACCTGTCGAGTCCATTAGGATAGGCACTCTCGGTAGGTTGTTTATGACCTGCTTCGTCTGTCTCCAATCCTTCTGAAACCGCTCGAAATGGCATACCGACCCATTCCTGTCTATTCCGATAATACAGGTAAAGTCCACCGACTTCGCCAAGTCTATCCCAAACGCAATAGGAGGCTCGTGGCTGACCTCAAACGTGCATTGCCTTATGTAGGTACTACCAAACGGATTGGCGGCATTTTCGGAAGGATTTGCCATATACTCCTGCTCGAAGACTACCTGAGGCAGTTGAATCCGAGCATCGTCTATCTCGGTCTTATCGATATGTGGGTTATCGTATGTCGTAAACTTGAAGGACTCCCAGTCAGGCTCTCCGTTCTTTAGGTACAAAGAGTAGAAGTAGTTTTTGCCTCTCGGAGTTGAAATGAACAAGGCTTTACCCTTATAGTCAGTCAAAGTAGGTCGGATAGAGTTCAGCCATCCATCCTCCAGATTTGGAATAAAGGAAGCCTCATCGATTACGACTAAGTGGAATTTGCGACCTCGGAGATTGTCCAATCTTTCCCCGGTAAAAAAAGACACCGATCCATCGTTTGGGAACTTAATTGATAGCTCGGACTTGTTAGACTCGAACGGAACGACCTTGATGAGTTGGTCAAAAAATACTCTCGCAAGTTGATAGGTAGGAGTTATGTAGGCTACCTTCCTGCCTTGTAGTGAGTTGATTATTATTTCTATTTGGCTCAGTTCTGACTTACCGAACCTTCGTCCTGCCATAACAACACGAAACCTCGATGGCGAGTCGAGGATTTTCTGTTGGTTGATATGAGGCTGAGGCAGTTCTATCCTCATAGGATTGTCTTACCATTTACGAATACCACTTCGATCCGGCTATCCGTACTTAC